CACAATTCTTGTCGTTGAATAAGATACATCCATCACCCGTTGTGGTATAGGATTCTGCTTGGTACCGGTTACCGTTTGAATTTGTGATTGTGTACTTGCCTTGCTTAACACATGAAACCAAGACTGTTGCTAAAGCAACTACTGTAATTAACTTTCTCATTGTTCTAAACTATTTGGGTAATATAATAATGTTGGATTCTTCTTTTGGATATCAACCTTAGGATATCTTTCACTGAACTTCTGTGAGTTGAATGGTTGTGTGATGATATGAAAACCTGACCTAGTTCTTAGGAAAGTCTTAGTTTGATCTGCTCCAGCTTCCTCTTGTAGTTCATCGATATACTTTCTCATCTCAATGTAGTATGGAGCATGTGCAAAGACGTCTATCGAGACATCATCAATATCAATGATCCAGCGTTTCTCATGCACTCTAAGCTGACCAACCACACTATCGAATAGATTCTGCTGTTCGTGGTTACCATCCTGGATTCTCTGAGCTAATGCGACCATCATATTCAATGACACATCTCTGTGGTTCTGCTTCTGTACATGAATGTATGCACGAGCTTTGAACATCTCACACATCATCACTATCTCTTCCCAGCGTTTATCTAGCTGCTCGATAGATTTGATACAGTATGAGCGGATTGTTCTTACTGATTGGTGATTATCCTTCTCACCCTCTGGCTGGTCCTTTTTACGCTTCATAACATAAAGCATGTAGAAGTCTCCAGCCTCGCTGAAGTTCAATAGACCTTTAATTTGTTCTTTGTGATTGATCATGTGCTAAAGATACTACATCAATATCGATTTTGCAACAGTTGTGCATAAAAAAAGGAGACCTTTCGATCTCCTTTAATGTTTTAGGTCTTACTACCTACCTTGTCCTGCATAAGGCTTGGCCCAGCTTGTGCTCTTCTTACTTGCACTTACCTTTGTCTTAGCATGAACTCCTGGTCTCTTTCTCTTTGGCTTTGCTATGTGTGTTTTTGCAACCTGCCCTTTAATCTTTGCCATCTACGTTACTAGTTACTGTGTTACTAAAATTGCTTTTTCCTATGTAACCGTGTAACTGATATTCCTTAATAAATAGTAGAAGGATTAGTATAGCTGCTAATAGTTCCAGCAGATTTTATCTTTCTGTTTATGACCACAGACCAGTTGGTATCTGCATCGGATTGCTTACTTAGACTTAAACACTTAGGTTGTTTAAACACAAAGTTAACAGATCCATCAGCACTTGCAAACTTCTCATCGTAGCAGAATGGTATCACCTTTCCGGTGTACTTATTAGACTCTACCATGATACAATAGTTCTCGTTTCCCCAATTCATAAGCATCTTTGATTTTGCTGCGAAAATTTCATAAGGAATTGTGATCTGCTGTGTAGTCGAGTTTACCCAATCTTTACGGATCATTTCATCTGTGATGGTGTGAGGTACTATGGATGGAATGTAGTCAGGTAACACAGTTTCAATAACTCCACCAATAAAAGTCAACCCAATACACTCACGAAAATAATGATCTAGCTTTGCTTCAGAGTCTTTTGGACTATTAGACCAGTCAGCAGTATATCGTGGATAGAGTTGGTTGAGTAGATACATCGCATCTGCAATAACGCCGGGTATGTTTCCAACACTCTCTTCCTTCTCCCAAGACAACTTCTGTATCTCTCTCATAAGAGATTCATAAGAATCCAGTACATTATCACTAACAATATAATTAGATGAAGTAACTATTGGAGAAGCTGAGTAACTAGTACCTCCCATCGCAGCTAGTGCACCATACAATCCTAATAATTTATCCTTCATATTGCTTTAGTACTTTTTGATTCAACTCGTCTAGTTCAATGTCAGTCAAAGTATGTCCGTAGCACTCGAACTCTGTCTGTATATTCTGATTACCTGCAATCAATAAAACGTGGTAGTCTTTGTACAAGGCTTCATACCTCTCTAGAGACTCTTTAGCCACCAAGTAATCTCCTTCAGAGGTTCCTTTCGGTAGGCGTATGATAAATATCGGTCTTCTCTCTTTCATACTACAATGTGCTTGCAGTTCTCAAGTTAGCACGAATATCTGACAACGTAGTGGTGTTGTGGAATTTACCATCATCATAGATTGGTTGAAGCCAGCTAAGTGACTCACCTTCCCAAGTACAACGATCAACCAAAACATACTCACCATCAGGACTCTGAACACTCAACAAACCTGTCGCTGACTTCTTAGTACCATCATCTGTGATAGGGTCTTTGAAGATTTCTCTACCTTCACCATCTACTTCGACATATGTTGCTTTCATTGCGAAACCAAATGTGTCACGTGTGTTGTACTGATATGTGAATGATCCGATACCAAGCACTACGTTTGTTGATGCAAACCCTTTTGCTTCTAGTCTTGCACAGATTTCGTTAGCTCTATCGATTGTGATTGAATCTCCGTAGATTGCTCCGATGTGTGGATCAAGCACTTTGTAACCTTGGTCGTTGATTGTTCCACCAAACACATCCCAAAGCAATTCAACGACACCTTTCCATTCGGGTTTATCCTCGGAAGGAAAATCGTTCCTGTTTAGTGATTCATTGATACCTTGTCTCGAATTGATACCACAAAGAATATCTACCGGATCCCCTGAGTCAGGACGAATCACCAACTTACCATCACGAGCAAGGATCTCTTCTTTCAAAGTAACAAGATGTTCAGTACACACCTTCCACAAGTCCCATGTGTCAGACACAACTGATAAGATGCCGGTTGGATAAGTCTCAGTTAGTAGACGACGGAATGTTCCTACCTCATCATCCTTCGTACCTGCACACATAACCGAGTGCTCTGTAGCATTTACAGAACCTGCTACAAATCCTTCTTCATTGTAGAATTTACGAGCGCCAAAGATTGCTGGTAAACTATCAGAACCATCGAAACTTGTTAAGTGACCAAGTCCCGAAGAGATGACTGCTTCCGTAGAATCCATACCTCTCATTGAGAAGTCGTGTCCCTGCCAATTAACAAACTCCATTGCATCCTTATTAGTCTTTGCAGCCCAATGCTGTAATACCTTCTTATACTGATGTGCAATTGTTGCAGAAGTCATAGGCTTCCATAGCATGTTGGAGATGATTGTTTCCAAGTAGTTAGTAATCCAATAGAAATCTGGGTGAGTGTTGACGATCGTTAACACTGGAACTTTGATTGGAACCAATGTACCTTCTTTCATAGCCTTCACTTTGATTGGAAGATACTGCAGATCCCACAACGCCTCGAAGTGAGACACATCATAGTCAGTACCTAAGTACATTGACAACTCGCGTTTGATCTCAGCACACACATGCTCCTTTGGTTGATGAAAGAAATCTTTCTCAAAGGTTTCGTGGATCTGTTTCATGATCATTTGCTGACCGAATGAAACTACTTTATCACAACCCTTCGGAGCATACTTGTTGCTACGTGGTGTGAAGTTGGAATACACTAATGTGGTTCCCTCTGGGTATTGCTTGTGGTGTCCCGTCTTGTACCCGTCTGTTAAAAATAATGGATTCATATTTCTCTTTTTTTGTTATACCTAAACTTACTTATTCCTTTTCGTTTATGCAACAGTTTACTTCATTAATTTCAACCATCTGTTGTATAATTCTCCCTTTGCTGCTGTCATATCTGAGAATACTGGAATACCATATCGATCACATACAATGTCAACATTACCCTTTCTCCAAAAGCCTTCCGGGCAACATACAATCATCTTACCGGTGTGTGCAAACAATCCAAGCTCTAGTAGTGATATAGGTGATTGAGTCCCTGGTGCAAAGTACATAAAGATTAGATCACTCTTCTCTAAAGCATTAAGCTCCCAATTCACTTGCTGGTAGAATTGTGGATTCTCAACATCCTGAGTCCATGAAGAATCCCATTCCTCGCGTCTAGGATTAAAGAATGTAACGTCTATTGTAAAGTCTTCAGCAATCTTAGTTTGCCAATCCTCTGCTTTACCCATCTCTATACTTCCAGCTAGGAAGATGGTAGGGTGTCCGAGTGTTCTTTCTGCTATTGCGTGTGGTGGTTTAATTACTTTCATTCTGTATTCTTTGTTGTTCTCTTACTTGTTTTACTATCTCCAATGCTTTACGCAATTGGTGCTTGGTGCACTCCAATCCACCTCGATCATCTAGGAAGATGTTAGCATACACCTTACCTGATACTCCAATAGGTAAGTCCCATGTGAATGGCATCTCGTTAACTGAATCAACCTTAATGCCTAAGCTTTCCACTTGTCCTACGCTATCTACTAGCTGAGATCGTTTGCGTGCTGTGTTGATAACAAACCAGATTCCCTCTTGTTGACAATCCTTTATCAACTCTACAGTGTGATGGCAGCTATCTGTTAGCTCTGGATTGTATGGAATGATCGTGTCATCTAAGTCGCATGCAATAATCAATCTTTCGTGGTTGAGCCACTCCTTCACCAATCTGTTGATAAAGAAGTCTTTGTGGTACACTATCATTTGAATACGTTAAATCGTGTAACAAAATCTGACTCACCTTCCTTCACACTATTAGTAGTGTATACATGCTCAAAGTACTCTTTCAAAGGCTTTTCACCACCTGAGAAGATTCCGTGAGTTACTACTAGATAGATTTTAGCAGTTGGTCTAACAGCTTTGATAGCCTTTGCAATCTCAGTGAAAGTTCTACCACCATCACAGATGTCATCGACAATCACATACTTAATATCATTGTGCATATCTGGCGTTGGAACTTCTGTGTGTAAGATCTTACCGGTCTTCAAGTCTCGAACCTTTGTAGCCGTAATGACTTTATCAATCTCAAACTTCTTAGCTACATCAAAGATCTTCTTATAAGCACCAGCGTCAGGTGACACTAAGCAGATTCGATCTCGTGCATCATTCTTATTATCAATTGCCGTCAATGCAGACTTCACAATTAAGTGGTTGTCGATCTTCACCATGTTATCGAGACAAGCTTCGAGTACATCCGAGTGAGGGTCTAACACTACCACTGCATCAAACTTCATTGAGTTGATAATAGGACAGATCACCTCTTTAAGGTAGTGAACTGTTCCTTCCTCAAACCTACGATCTGATCTAGCTCCTAGGAAGTATGGAACGTGTAACACGACTTGAGGAGTTCCTAGGTTATCTAGGATCTTCTTAGCACAAATGATCAATTCCAAATCCTGGAAAGAGTTGAGGTGGCTGTGAATCTTCACCGTGTCAACCTTTGACATCCATATACGATGTGAGGTAGGCAAAGAGATGGATTGCTGTCCATCAGGAAACTTGTTGATCTCGTACTTAATTTCTGAGTTCGTTGAATCTGTTAAATCTAATACTAACATAACTTGCTTTTGTTTTATACAATAAAGATACTCCTTCCTATTCGTTTATGCAACAGATGTACAAAAAAAATCCCCACCGAAGTGAGGATTTCTAATAAGAATATGTGTTACTATTTTTTGTTTAAGTTCAAGAACATTCCACTATTACCCGCCATTGTTGTTGGTAACTTACCATCCCAAGCCTGAGCTTTTAAGTACTCGATATACATAGGAGTAATTTGGTTTTGTTTGATCTTGATAGCTTGCGCTGCTGCATATGCATTAATAATTAACTCTGCAGAGTCAGCACGAGCCACTGCTACTTTGCGCTTACCTTCAGCAATTGCAGTTAATGCTTGTTGCTCAGAAGCTTCCGCTTGTTGGATAGCTTTTGTTTTAGCAATAATAGATTCCTGTAATGCTTCTGGTGGTGTAATGTTTGTACGTAATTGAGATACATCAAACCACTTCGCTAATCGGATATTACACTCTGCAACAATAGATGCCTCAAAAGCTTGTCTGTGTCCAAAGATACTATCAACTTCCCAAGTATTCGCTACGTCGTTCACTGCTCCAATAATAGCATTCTTTAACCAGCCTTGCTCAACTTGTTTAACATCTAATCGTAAATTCACAAACATATCTCCAATATTAGCCTCCTTTAAAGAGTAGTTAAATGTTGGCTTGATTGTAGCTGGGAATCCACCTTTAGTAATTACTTGCTGATCATCATACTCGATGTGTTGTTGGAAGGTAGGGAACTCTAGCATCTGCTCAGTCCATGTGTTATATACTACCCAACCAGTCTTATATTGATAGTTTGTAACTCCTCGTTTAGATCCTACCAAACTCACTTTGATACCTTTATATCCACTATCTACTTTTTCAACAGCGTATGGTTGAATTGCTGCAATAAAAAGTGCTACAATAAAAATCCCCAAAGACTTGAATAATAGCGATTTGTTTAGAACTGTGATTGGATCACCCCAACGATCTGTTCCTTTAACTTGTTTTTCTCCACCAATAAAGATGAACGCACCTAGGATTAAGCCTACTAATACAATAATTCCTGAAATCATAACTTTTACTTGTTTAAAATTAATTTATATACTATTTTACCTAACCGCATTGTAACGTACAACCAAACTCCAACTGCGGCAAGTTGGACATAGCCGTTAACCTCTCTACTTATCACATACTCTCCTAGAAGTCCTGTAAGTATCCCCAGCAACATGATAACCCCAGTTATCTTTGTCACCCTATTTATGTGTCTTTCTTTCATGACCTAAATATACTACCTTTGTTTCGTGTTTGCAACAGTTAGTCTAAAAAAATTACATCTTTTAATGGATAAATGTAATTTGTTCTTGTAGCTCTTACATGCCACTCCACTTGATAGCCCATCACACTAAGCAACTTTCCAGGTTCACTATGCATAACTTTATGCATTGTTACTTGTCTCACTTTATCAGTCCATTCATGTAATCCATAAGGACCGTTATACATAAACGTCTTTCCTATTAGGTGATGTGGGTCATGTGGTCCTAGGAAACCAGCTGGATCATTTTGCAATCTGTACTGAGAGTTAGCTAGTGCAGATGGTTCATCTTCGAAATCCTCATCTGTCCAATTGGGTAACTTGCCTTGCTCTCTAAGCTCTTTGACTTTTGCCCAAACTCTATCTTGTACATCTTTCATCAGTCCCACCATCTTTCAATGTGATCATGCATAATACTGAACAACAACTTCCTACAACGCAATTGATTCTCATGAGCAATCTCCATAGCAATTAGCTGTTTATCCTTATCAGCAAAATCACGACGGTATCGATTAACCTCTCCACTAGCTACTCGCTTATACTGTCTAGGGTATTTTGCAAAGAACTCATCAAACCTTTCTGACTTTTGATCAAATACTGCTTCAACATATCCTGGACGGTCTTCTATGTCTATCCAATTAACATCTTGATCGTGATAATCCATGTACTCCATTCCGTAGGTTTCATCTTGCTGTAATTTGATTAATCGAGCTACAAGTCTCATTCTTTCAGCATCACGCTTCGCATCTGTATGGATATCTCTACTGCCAATATACTCAGCCTGGTACTCTAGCTTCTTACGAAGTAATTCATATATGAAGTGACCATCCCAATCCCGATCTTTCCAGATAGTTGGAAACCACTTCCATAAGTTCTTCACTCCTTGAATAAACTCTTTATGTATGTAGCGACCATCCCAACGCCACCATGATGCTATCTTACTGAACATCTTTATCTACGATTTTAATTATTCTTCTAGTTGGTACTCTCAACTCCTTTCCATCACATAGGTGAATAGTGGACATTCCATTATCGTAGGAATCGACTTCTCGTACATCCATACCCAATTCACCTTCAAGGAACACTACTTCATCACACTCCATAGACTCCTGCTTAGCAAAGTAAATTATTGGAACATACATTAAAAACGATCCAATTACTATTACTGCTGGCCACATCATTCTTCTTATCATATCTTTTGTTTTATTTTAGAACCAAGTGTTGGGCTGAATTTGAAATCAACCCAAACTTTGGCAACAATTAAATTTAATCCTATCATGTAGCAGTTTACTAGATTGTCAGAACCAAAGGTCTTTTTGATGGTGTCAGAATTATCTTTCCCAGCTATTCTTGGTCCAACCGCCTTAGATCGTTTAAACCAAATGCCTAGTTGCCAATTCTTTCTAAGTTGGTTAGCATCATGATTTTTTAAGATACTGTCAGAACCTTCTTCCCATCGGTGTCTTAACACCCAAGTTGCTCTAAAGCTTCCTATTTTAGTTCGTGCTATCATTAGTGTGAGTCTCCTACGTTATGCTTTTCTCCATAGATTAGGTAATCTGGATTAATTACTTTAGCTACTTTGTTTCGTTGTCCAGTTTCGTACTTGATTACAATACCCTCGTGTGGTACCTTAGTTCCTGCGATGAAGTTATTGAATACATATTTGTCTTGCACTTCTTGTGACCACGGTCCAAAGTATAATTCCTCTACATATGGTAATCCCATGATCTTGTTAATAGCTGATCGTGCCAACGTTGGATTGAAATATGTTCCATCCTCAGTAAAGTCGAAGCCAGCAAACTCGATGTCAGTTAAACCGTACTCGTAGTTCTTCTGAATACCTGCTCCGTAGATTTCACCATACAACACAATACCAGCTCCTAAATCTTCTGGAGTATACTCCTCCTTGACAAGCTCCCAGAGCTTTTGTTTGATCTTGTACTTGTCAGCAATCGTTCTCCAAACATCTGTAGAGTAGAATCCTTGTGAGTCAGAACCTTTCTCAACGTTGTGAGATCCGTACACATACTCGTACTCAATCCACTCTCCACCTAAGCGGAAGAACTTCTTTACTTTGTCCATGAAAGATAAGCTAGTCTTTTTGACAATACCATAGCGTGCATTGGTACCGTGAATCTTTCTAGTAATCTCAACTACATCTTCCTCAGTAAACATTCCTACTACATTCTTCAAGTTAGGGAACTTGTAATAGATGTGGAAGTTTGGATTATCTTTGTATTTGATCTTACGGCCTGAAGCTAACTGCACTTGTCTTACCGGTGGTTCGTATTTAACTACTCCTAAAATCTCCATCATGTCATCACCTTCCTTAACATTATTCTCTAACGCTTTTGGTGCTAAGTACTTAAATGGGATTAATAAGCACTCAGAGTACATTCCTCGCAACTTAACAGTTCTTACTCTCTGCCCTTTACGAAGGTAGCTAGTCACTCCCATCAACTCTGACAAAGCTTCAGGGATAACTGCATCTGTTGTAGCTACTACAACTTTATCACCCACTGTGTATTCACCCTTCTTAGTGATAGCTTGCCATCCACTAGCAAGTGCTAATTCAATATTGTCTGCACCTGGAATTGGTATAATGTCACCAATGTGACCTACATAACATACGCTGTTTTGGTTTTCCATATCTATAATTTAATTTCGAATCTATTTTTCATTTGTTCTAACTTGTCTGCTGGCACTCCGTGCTCATTTACTCCTCCATGTCTATTTTCTACAATTAAAGAATAAACTCTATATCCATGTTCTTCTGCTAGATCAAAGTATGGTTGCATTTCCCATTCCTGAGTGAATGTGTTTGATACTACAATCTTTTGACCTTGAGTTTCCATACCAACCCTTACGGCGTTTTGACACCAAGCATGCGCATCTTTTAGTTTAGAAGCTTCAAACTCATATTTGCCGTTGTACATGAAATACTTATCAGCCTCCATATGCATTCCACCTAAGGACTTTGCTAGTGTTGATTTACCACTTCCAGGTAAACCTCTTAATAAGAATAACTCTTTCATAACTTAAAAATTACCTGGAGCTACTTGGAAACAAGTTAATCCATTGTCTCTCCACATTTGTACTACTTTATCTCTGTCATCGAATACACAGAACACTCTGTCTGCTCCCAACTCATCTAACCATTGTTTCTTCAAGATATCATCTGGTGTGAATGATCCTTGTGGACGCATCTTCATAGTATGGAAGTGTACATCATAACCAGCCAACCATGCTTCTGTTTCAGCACGACTAATCTCATCTCTTCCTGAGAAGATTACCATCTCAAATCCCTGCTCCTCGAAGGCATGGAAAGCAGTAATGACCGCAGTGTGTGGTTTGTCTAGTTTAATGTTTTGTGGATCGAAGAATATCTTCCAATTGATCTTTCCGTCTGGTCTAGCAGCTAGGGCTCTTCTCTCGTCGATCAAAGCTAATGTACCATCCAAGTCGAATATAACTGTGTCTTTTTTCATATAGTAAAGATACTACCAATGAAACGATTTTGCAACAGTTATGTTAATTTTTTTTAGATTGGATCACCTTTCGCTTCTTCGTATATGTTGATAGGACCAAACAACTCGTAGCTACTATTCTGTGTATTGAACTTGAGGTACTCCTCCTTCATCTCCACAATCTCTACCACGGGTGTAGTTAACCAAGTGAAGCTATGACCATACTGAGGATCTAACAAAACACTAAACCCTACCTTAGGAGATTCGTGTAGTTTCTCCGCACGACTTCCCAACTCTTCACTAGCCCACTCTACAAACCTAACTTGAGCAGCTCTATGCATTTCACCGTTACTTTTGATTAGGGTGTAGGTAGAATTAGTAACATCGCATGTGTCACATACGTCCACTGGTGGTCTTAATCCTTTCTGTCTATGTGAGGTTTGCTTCTCACACTCTTTACAATATCTTTCCATCTTCTTGTGTTTTAAATTTTAGTCCCCACTGCAGTCCAGCCCATTGCATTTCATTTTCTGCCTGACGTGCATACCTATAGAATTTCTTCATAAGAAGCTTCTTACCCCAGTTCATCCACTCCTCGCGTTGAGCCATCGTCATTGTCCAGTCATTGAACCAGTCATCCTTGCGATCTTTTACATCGTCATAGGTTACCTGGTGACCAGCTATCTCAAACATCTTATTAACTAAATCAACAATTAGCTGATGTTCCTTTTCTTCTCTTGATAATCGTTTTGCCATCTTTTCCAATGTTTTTGTTTTCAGCTGGTGGGAAGTACATAAACCTGACATCTCTTGTCGATAAAGTGAATGTCTGACCAACAGCACAGTTGTAATGTTTAATCTGTTCGTACGGGGTTTCTGAAGTCTCGAATAAGCATAGCTCAGTGCTGACTGCTACAAGCTTAGCTCTTAGAGTAGCTACTAGATTGGTTGAAGCAATGCATCCAATGTAGTCTTCTAGATCACCTTCAATAGGTTTCCGTTGTGTTACCTTTCTCATGACCTAAATATACTACATCTAGATACACTATGCAACAGTTATAACCACTTTATTTCATTAGTAGTTGAATCCCAGTCAAATGTGAATGGTAAGTTCGCGTAGCTGTATCGTTCGTTCAGTACGGATGCATTAAAGAAATGTGTATGACCGTTGTAGTAGTGACCATAGCTTCCATGTATATGTCCAAACACATGAATCTTTGGTTTGATTTCGTCTACACGATGGCGTAGCATTTCGCATCCAACTCGAATATTTTGACCACCACCTGGAATATCTTGGTATCCAAAAGGAGGTCCGTGTGTTACTAGAATGTCTGTGTTGGCTGGAATAGCGTCCCATCTAGCTTTCATCTCTTCACCGTTGCGAGGTAAGTTAAAAGCCCAGTTAAAGAACTCAGGTTGCCAAGGTGATCCATAAATATGAATGTTGTCTTCTGGATGATCACCATTAGGTCCATCAAAATACAGAACGCACTCCTCGTCTTGTAGATACTCAATTGTCTTATATCCAGTTAGAATACCTCGTGCCTCTTCTGGTTCATCTTGCATCCAACGATCATGATTACCTGCAATGAGGATTTTAGTATCGTAGTTGTTAATTGAATCGAACCACTTAAAGAACATCATAGCTTCCATTGGACTATAACCTGAGTCCATAAAATCACCAGCATGGATCAACATATCACCACCAGGTAAATCATTTTTAAGTTGATTGTGCTTTGTGTGCGTGTCTGAAATTAACGTAACTTTCATATTGTGTTAGCTTAGTAGGAAGGCTAATAGTCCGATCACAGTGAACCAGGCTAATACTATCCATGTTGTTTTATCTTTCATTTGTTTTAAATATAAATATACCAATTAGTTCTCAGTATTCCAAGGACCGTTAAAATATTTATTCGCCACAATCATTCTAGCTAATCTAAAGTCCTTTACTCTGTACAGGTTTAGACCATAGAAGTGTGCCACCCCTTCAAGTAAGGGCAAAGCTTCACTTATCTTTAATTGACCTAGTCTCATTTTGAGTTTGTGTTAAGGTTATTATTCTATTCTTTGCTTTTTCTCCTAGTGGGATAGAGTTACCACCTTCGTCAATCTGTACAAATGTGATGTGAGTTTTCAGAACCAAATCCTGCTTACCAGTATACACATTGTGAGCTCTTGCTTCCATGTAAAGTGTCATCGAGGTATTACCAACACGCGTTGGATATCCATATATCTTCAGTAGTTGAGACTCCTTTGCTGGCTTCTCAAAGTTGCATTGATCGATTGATACTGTTACCATTCTTGGTGTATCACACAACTGCATTGCATAGCCTGCTGCTGAGGCATCGATCCAGGACAAGAGCTTTCCTCCAAATAGGTTACCATGAAAACCTAAGTCGCTCTTTTTAATTGGGTGTGTGTTTAGTAGTTCCATTCTGTTTTGATCCATTTATTATCGTGGTTGTATTTAAAGCTTCCTATATATTGTTTGTTCCATTCGTTTGGGTTAATTAAGGATAAAAAAACTCTTTCATCATTCCCACAATAAAGGTGATAGATTTCACTAATCACAGGCTCAAAGCTGAATTTTGATTGGTAAACTAAATCATTCCAATTATACTCATCAACTAGTTTTTGATACTCTGCTTTTAGTTCATCAAATTTTGATTGGAATTGTTTATTAACTTTGTTAACCCTAATCTGCTTCCAAGCATCAATATTATCAATGGCAATTGCTGGAGCACCTACATTTGACCCATAAGGTAGTATGTTGGGGCTGTCAGCAACGTTGTCTGGTTTTTTATCAGTCATACTTAATTGGATAGCGGTGCTTTGATTGCAGGGTGTGATTCGTAGTCAGATAATAACACATCAGAGTGAGATGAACAATAAATTCCATCTTGAACTTTAACTGTAGGTAGTTTCATTGGTTGTCTGTTTAGTTGCTCCTTTGCTTGTTCAATGTGGTTTGAGTATAAATGCACGTCACCCAAGTTTCCAATCAATTCATCTGGAATCATATTTAACTCATCTGCTAGCATTGTTAGAAGTAACCCATAACTTGCGATATTGAATGGTAAACCTAAGAATGTATCTACTGAACGTTGATTCCACATTAAAGAGATTGCTCGTGTTGGTAGATTATTTTCTTCCCACAATCTATCCCTACCTTCTTTTGTTAAGGGGTCTAATCCATAAGGTTGTAATAATAAACCTCTTTCACCTTCACTCAACTCTCTTGTATAAACTTGAAATCCATAATGACAAGGTGGAAGAACCATTTGGTCTAATTCACCTACATTCCAAGCATTGACCATTAATCGTCTTGAGTCTGGGTTTGTTTTAAGGTCGTTGATTAGGTTTTGGATTTGGTCTATCTGTACTTCATAAACACCAGGATTGATTATCTTTTCTTCTCTTGTAGTTTTTCTGCTCCAACTTCTCCATTGCTTACCGTAAATTGGACCTAATTCACCAAACTCTTCTTCATGCCACTTATCGAGACTAATCGCCTTAATCAACTCTTCCTGTGTAAACTTTCTGGGTACATCAAATGGTGTAGTTTTGCTCATATGCTCATACCACTGCTCATACGCTTTGTAAGCATCACCATCCCAAATATGACAGTTGTTGTCAATTAAATATTTGATATTTGTATCGCCACGCAAGAACCATAACAACTCAGTTACTATTGTTTTAAACGGCATTTTCTTTGTAGTTAACAAAGGAAACCCCTCAGACATCTTATGTCTAATCTGTCTTCCAAATACTGAGATAGTACCAGTACCAGTTCTATCTTCCTTCTGTATACCATTATCTAGGATGTCCTTTAGGAGTTTAAGGTAGTCGTGCTCTATGTTAGCCATTAATAGTTTCTTTAAGTCGTTTAATCTCAGCAATTACATCATCACCTAACTCTATCTTAGACATCATTGACAAGTCTATTACCTGTCCCATTAACAACTCTATTAGTTGATCTTTTGCTTGTTCTTTGCTTGTTGGTTTCATAGATTGTGCTATTAATTGTTTGTATTTTGTTGTTGACCAACCGTGATCTCTACTGAGGTACTTGATTGGAATGTTGAGATCGTCTCCCGTGAAAGGCTTTCCAATATAATCATCTCCTAAAAATCGAATATCATAACCTCCATCATGAAGCATCCAATACAACTCCTTCTCCGTATCATATGTTATGACAGTAGGAATATCTAGAGCAAATAGAATCTTACGTCGCTCTTCAACTGATAGGATTGGTTTAAGTTTTTCTGGTCGTTCAATTGTTGGATCTGTGTGTAAGAGTACTACAAGTTGATCGCAGTTATCCTTACACTCATCAAACATATAGATGTATCCAGGATGGATCACATCAAAGTTTCCTGCTATAACTCCTATTGTATGTTGTTTCATAGATTAACTATAAGACTTTAATCTACATTTTCCAACTTATTTAGAATAATATTCCATATACTTTTTGGCATGATCAATCAACCACGGCTCTACATTGGGAATACTGAGTAGGAAGTCCAGCTCATATGCATAGCAAGTAAACTCCTCTTCGTTGTGGGACATCTTTATTCCATTATGCAGGAAGTATAGATGCATGGACTCGTGAACTAAAGCCGCTGCTAGATCATTAATACATCCAGCTATAATCTCTCTCTGAGCTATTAGGATTGTACTATCTCCTTCTGTTGTTGCAAACTTAGCCAAAGTGTATGATATGTGATTAGACTCGCATAATATAAAATCATACTTAGCATTGTCATACTGCTGTACGACACTAAGCGCTTGCTCTACTTTATATTTCCATCCATCACCTACATCGTCCACTTTAATCTGACTAGTAGCTAGGAGTGGTAGTAACAAACTAAGGCAACTTAGTAATAGCTTCATGTATTGCTTTCTTTAATGCATTGGACACAGTCATCTTTTCAAAAGGCATTTGACCTTCTTGCACTTCAATCATCACAGCACGTATCTCTGTATCCGATTCTCCTATTCCTTCGTAGCACTTATCTTTGTAGTACAGTCTTACACCCACTTGAGTTACTACGTTGGTTCTCTCTACACCAACAATTCGTAGTGTGTATTTGGGAATACCAAAATAGAACACTTCAACTTTAATAGGCTCACCATCCTCTGCAATGCAGTACTTTTCAGAGAGTTCATCCTCTACAATCTGTTTGATACCAAAGCGGATATCTCGATTGCCAAGCTCTCTTAACTTAGCTGTAGAGTATACTGTGTCAACATTAACGCAAGTTTGAGTAAAAGAGAATAAGGGCACCATTAGTGCACATATAATAGTTAAAAGGAATCTAGTTCGCATAGCCTGTTCTTATTAAGTAAATATTAGTGTTTCCGTTATTTGTAGGATTTGGTATTGTGAGCGATTGTACACCAGCGTAGGTTGATCTCAAGTCAGTAGTAGAACTATTAATCACAGCCCACTGACTGCTGTTAAATAATCTATATAGTAATACTCCTAAGTCCCATGGCACACTGTAGGTTTTCTGATAAACCTCATAAACATCAGTTATGGTTAGTATGTTGTTACCATTTGCATTAAGTCTGTAGTAGTCTTTTGAACTAAAGCCTTGTGATAGTATTTTTTGATTGAAAAACTGAGCATCACTTACAGATGGATTGGCTATCAACAATCCTTCTACTACTAGCTGAAAAGTATACTGAGATATATCCAGAGTAGTTGTGATGTTAAATTGACCTGTGCCAGATGTTATGTAGGTTCCATGTAGTGTAAAGGTGCTTTCGGAGTTTAGCTTACGAAGTAACTTCACTGGAACGTTTGGTATTCCAACACCTTCAGCTCCATACACATAACCAGAATGAGCAAATGGAATAGGGTAGTTGACGGTGGCAGTGACAGCAGTCCTAGTAGAACTAACGCAACCACTAGTCGTATTTCTTGATTGAATATAATAAGTTGTCGTGCTTGAGATGCTGGGTGTAGTATAGCTGGTCACTCCTAAACCACTGGCCAATACATTCCCTCCAGTAGAGTTTGCATACCAGTCCACAGTAGAACCAGATGGTGGTGTTGCTGCTAAAGATACCGTCCCAGCTAGCATTCGGCTTCCGTTGATTGCAGTAGGTGCTGCAGGAGCATTAGCTGCAGTACAAGATATTTGATGAGTCACAAAACCAGTAAAGAAGTCAGTAAACGTTTGATTGGCTGGATCTGTCCATGTTCCGTATTCAATTACATAAGGACATGAAAAGTTGTTAGGTAAGTCGTTCCACTGAGAGCCATTCCACTTAGTTACCGCATAATGTTCACCACCCGAGTTATTAGGTTCTCCACCAGCCCAGTTATTATACTGACCAGCTATGTTACCAGCATATTGACCATTCGCTGTTTTAATTAAAGTTCCGTTTTCCGGTCCTGCATCTACTCTCCAATATCCTTCTTGAGCAACATCGGATAGTGCAAACCATATTTGTGACTGAGGTACGTTGTTGTATATAAAAGCATCCTCATCTGCTGATGTGATAGTTACTAGATAACCTTGCTGTCCTTTAAAGGTGGTAGCTGCAGCTGCTGATTTAGCATTATTATAAAAAGCTCCTGTTGATATTGGTCTATAAAAGTGACCATTTGTTGGTAAGTAGAAAAACCCAACTGGGTTTTCAGTTGCAGTTACTGCGA